ATCGACAGCACCAAGGTCGATCCGACCAAGCTGGCCGCTCTCGAAGCCGTGCTGTACGGAACCGTCAGCACGGACGCTGCGCTCCCGCTGCCAGCGGATGTCATCGCGATGATGACGACGACTCTGACCGTCGCAACTCCGACGCTTCCGACGTACAACTCCACCACGGACGTCATCACGATCCCGAGCGTGACCGGTGTGGAGTACTACATCAACGGTGTTCTGCAGGCGTCCGGACCCACGGCACCCATCTCGGCCAACACCCTGGTCAAGTTCAAGCCGGCCACGGGCTACACGTTCCCGGTGCCGTCCCAGACGGAGTGGCTGGCCGTCTTCTCGTAGCAGAATCGAGGTGAGAGAATGCTCGAATTGGATGTAGTGCTCGCCGAAGAGTACGACGAAAAGACAGGCAAGTTCGTACTAACGAAGCAGCGAATCCAGCTCGAGCATTCTCTTGCTTCGCTGTCAAAATGGGAGTCTGTTTTCGAAAAACCCTTCATGGGTGTGGAGAAGAAGACACCCGACGAGACGTTCGCCTACATCGAAATGATGGTTCAAGGCGAGAAACCTTCTCCGGAGGTTTTGCTGGGACTCGTTAGATCGCATCACGAAGAGATCCAGAGCTACATCGATCGGAAGATGACCGGAACGAAGATCTCAGAGATCCAAAAGACTCAAGGTCGTCGGGGTATCATCACTTCCGAAGTGATCTATTCGTGGATGGTCGAAATGAACATCCCCTTCGAGACGCAGCACTGGCACTTCAACCGTCTCATCATGCTGATCCGCGTTATCAGTGTGAACAGAGCCCCGAAGAAAACCATGACCGCAGCCGAAAGACAGTCTCTGATGCAAAAGAGACGGCGCGAGCACAGCAAAAGATAGGTGAGGGGAGGTTTTATGGCACGAATCGCATGGTCCGAAGTGGGCAATCGGCTTTTCGAGGCCGGTGTGGATCGAGGAGTTCTCTATGTGGGGAATGAACCAGGTGTGCCATGGACCGGTCTGATCGGCGTGAAGAAAAGCCGATCAGGAGGCGCCCCCAAACCTCGCTTTGTGGACGGCGTGAAGGTCAGCAACCACTCGGGTCTCGAACAGTTTGAAGGAACCATCGAGGCTTTTGCTTCCCCTCCACAATTCGATGTCTGTGATGGTACAGTCATCGTTCAGAACGGACTGCGCGCCAAACATCAGCGTCGACGACCTTTCAGTTTGGTTTACCGTACAAAGGTAGGCAACGATCTGATTGGTCTGGATTTCGCTTATAAGGTCCATATTCTCTACAATCTCCGAGCTGAGCCTTCTGATCGCCAGAATGAAACGCTCGGAGACGACGTAGAGCCCATGCTTTTCAGTTGGGACATCAGTGCTCGTCCTGAAGTGGTCGAAGGACTTGTTCCTACTGCATATTTCGAATTCGATTCTCGAGATGTGCCCGCAGAACTTCTCCAGACCATAGAAAATATTCTGTACGGCGATTCGACGCAGGACGCGTCACTTCCGTCGGCAGGAGAACTGATCTTTCTGTTCGATTCGTACAACGACCTTGTGTACGATGCAGGAGGACCTCTCACTCCGACTTTCTCGATTCACGACGCAGGAACTCCGAGTACTGCAGTCACGTCTACGGTTGATTCAGGTGGTGTGTAATGGCAGTCGGCGTACAGCAACAGCAGAGACGTGCCACCGAAGCAGCCTGGCTGGCTTCAGGAAAGATTCTGGCTGCTGGCGAGATCGGTTTCGCGACGGATACCAAAGTCATCAAGATGGGCGACGGTGTCAATTCATGGGGCGGTCTGACGATTCCCTACGATGGTCGCTATCTTCCCATCGGCGGTACCGCGGCCAATGCAGAAATGCTGGACGGGATCAGCTCCGGCGGTTTCTTGCTGGTGGGAGATGCGGCTGCACCCGCGACTGCCAGCAAGGTAATCCTTCGCGATGGCGCTGGACGAGGTAAGGTCGTAGCCGGTGCTACCGGAGACGATATCGTCAACTACGATCAGATGGTCGCGGCTGACGTTATCGGTAAGCAGAATTTGGTCAGCCGCACGGTCGCTGCGGCGTTCACGTTGGCGATGACCGATATCGGCAAGACGATTCTGGTCAACAACTCCAGCTCTACCTACACGACTTTCGCCGCCAACATCCCCACCAACGCCTCGGTGGCGTTTCCCGTGGGCTCGGTCGTCACCCTGATCACCGTTGGCAAGGCGCCCACGACGTTGACCCCTGCCGGTGGGGTTACGCTGACAGGGCCCACAGCTCTTCCAGGCAATGTCAGTTCGGTGCGTCTGATCAAGACAGGAACCGACGCGTGGCTGGCTGCAGATATTCAGTACAGCGCTCCCCCGATCCTGCGACGCAAGATCAAGGCGGGTTCGGACAACACCATTGCGTCGGGACTGTTCGGACGACTGCGCCTGGACGGTGCGGACGACGGATCGATGACGTACTCCAACAATTACGATACGTTGGGCGCGAACGAGCAGTACAACAGCTCCGTGGATATCTACCGCGCGTTCTGTCGTCGTGCAGGCTGGTACGACGTCATGGCACAAATCTCCACCTTCGAAGCTGTGGGTGGACGAGTGTTCTGTCAGTTGCGTATCAACAACACAGAACAGCGTCTCGGCGCGGGTAACGGAACTGGTTCCACTGAAAACAGTGTCAGCTTCTCCACATTTCTTCCACTCAACGTGGGGGATTATGTCGAGGTGTGGTCGTACCACGACGGCAGTGGTGGAAAGACGGTCGGAGATTCTCCGTACGCCTCATCGGCGTTCGAGTGGTGTTGGCAGCGTCCTCTGTAGATAGGGAGGGCGTATGCGTATTTCCACATCGTCTTCGGGTGATTTCTCCAAGACAGAAGCATGGCTTAAGAAGCTGCAAAAGCTGGATATTGGTGCGATCGCACAAGCAGGAGCACAAAGAGGCGTTCGCGCGCTTTCTGCAGCCACTCCTCGGGATTCATCTCTCGCTGCGGCATCATGGTCTGCGGAAGTAAAGAAGACGGCAAACAGCACGACGATTATCTGGAGTAACTCCGACGTTGAAAACGGCTTCCCAGTCGTCATCATGTTGCAGTATGGGCATGGTACTGGTACAGGAGGCTACGTCCAGGGAATCGATTTCATCAATCCGGCCATTCGTCCCGTATTTGACGAGATTGCCCAGTCTGTGTGGAAGGCGGTGATATCTGCATGAGCGCTATTGAAGAGCGCGTGACAAAGCTGGTTTTCGACACCAGTCAATTCGGGTCGAAGATCGCCGGTGTGTTGAATCAGCTGTCGCAGCTCCGAGAAGGGCTCAAGCTGGAAGGGGCCCAGAAGGGCCTCCAAGAAGTCAACGACACCGCCAACAAATTCTCCCTGGATGGCATGAAGGGTCATCTGTCGGGAGTCATGGGTCAGTTTGGGGCCCTGCAGGTCGCGGCGATCACAGCACTGTCCAACATCGTCAACAAAGCGGTCGACGCCGGAGCTCGAATCGTCAAGTCTCTGACTCTGGATCCGATTATCTCGGGTTTTCATGAGTACGAGACGAACCTGAACTCGATCCAAACTATCTTGGCCAATACCGGTCTTGAGGGTGCTGCGGGTCTGGCGAAGGTGACTGGAAAGCTTGATGAGCTCAACACGTATTCCGACCAGACCATCTACAATTTCTCGGAGATGGCTAAGAACATCGGTACCTTCACGGCTGCTGGTGTGGATCTCGACAAATCGACCGCAGCCATCAAGGGTATCGCCAACTTGGCTGCCGTTTCTGGGTCGAATTCCCAGCAAGCATCTACGGCAATGTACCAGCTTTCTCAGGCCCTTTCTGCTGGAAAGGTATCTCTGGAGGACTGGAACTCCGTAGTCAATGCGGGTATGGGTGGCAAGATCTTCCGCGATTCGTTGATCGAAACAGCCAAGGTTCACGGTGTCAAGATCGATGAAATCATCAAGAAGCAGGGATCCTTCCGAAACAGCATTCAGGAAGGCTGGATCACCACCGATATTCTTGCCGAGACCCTCAGCAAGTTCACTGGCGATCTTTCCGAGGAACAGCTCAAATCTTTGGGCTACACCAAGGAGCAGATCGAGGGCATCCAGAAAATGGGTAAGACCGCGACTGATGCGGCTACCAAAGTCAAGACCATGACCCAGCTTCTCGACACGCTCCGTGAAGGAGCGACGTCGGGTTGGGCGAAAACGTGGCAAATCGTCTTTGGCGACTTTGACGAAGCCCGCGGTATGTTCACCGATGTCAGCAATGTTCTCGGTGGCGCAATCAACCAGATGTCGGATGCTCGAAATAAGCTCCTGCAAGGTTGGAAAGATTTGGGCGGGCGTGACGCTCTGATCGATGGCATCGCCAACGCATTTTCTTCTCTGCTGTCTGTTCTTCGTCCCATTGGGCAAGCTTTCCGTGAGATGTTCCCTGCGACGACTGCTCAGCAATTGTATAACCTGACGGTCACTTTCCGGGACTTCATGGGGCGTTTGAAAATCGGTGCGGAGACTGCAAATAACCTCCGGAGGACTTTCGCTGGATTCTTTGCGATCTTGGGGATCGGCTGGGATCTGCTCAAGGCCGGCGCCAAGTTCATCGCAAATCTGATCGGGAAGTTCACCGAAGGATCTGGTGGAATTCTTCGTTTCACCGGAAACATTGGCGATTTCTTCGTCGCTCTGCGAAAGGCTCTACAAGAGGGCCAAGCATTCGAAAAAATCTTTGGCGTCTTGACTAAGGTCGTCAATGCGGTAGGAACTGCGCTCGGGATCGTCGGCTCTCTCATCTCTCGCATATTCCAGCATTTGGACCTGGCTCCGGCGGAGGAAATGCTGGCTCGGGTTGTTCGCGCTGGGAAACCGGTGTTGAATCTCGGCGAGATGATGACGGTCGTCTGGGCTCGTGTGACGAACTTCATGCAGAATGCTGCTGACGGAGCGTACAACAGCTTCGTCAAACTCTTCAACTGGGTCCAGAAAGTCGTCACGGGCATTCAGGATTTGTTGAACGGAGGAGGTGGAGGAGGCTTCAGCGCTGATGGACTCTTGAAGGGCGCTAGTCTTGCGGCCCTGACCGCGTTTATCGTCACGTTGAGAAACTTCTTCTCCAACTTCAAGCCCGCGGAATTCCTCGATTCGTTGATCGATTCTTTCGACGCGCTCACGGGCGCTCTGAAGGGCATGCAACACGCCCTGAACGCAGCCGCTCTTCTGGGCATTGCTGCAGCTATCGGTATTCTCGCCATATCGATGGACAAGTTGTCGAAGATCGATCAAGAAGGTTTGATTCGTGCTTCCGCGGCGATTGCGGTGTTGATATCCGAACTCGCCGGTGCTTTCATCCTCTTCGATAAAGTCGGGGGTACGCTCGGAAGCGCGAAGTTGATCATCGTGTCGACTGCCCTGATTCGTCTGGGCGCGGCATTGTTGATTCTCGTGACCGCGGTTGAAAAATTGTCGAAGTTGTCCTGGGATGAACTCGCTCGGGGTTTGACAGGGGTTCTGGTACTTGTCGGAGCTCTTGTTGCGGGTGTGAAGTTCATGCCTACCGATATCGGTGGCGTCGTCAAGACTGCCACTGCTCTGGTTGTTCTCACGATCGCAATCCGAAATCTGGTGAATGCGGTCGAGGACCTAGGTCAGCTGAGTTGGGAAGAACTAGCCAAGGGGCTGGTTGGTGTAGGGGTCCTTCTGGGATCGCTGGCCCTATTCACCAAGTTTGCTGAGCTCGATAAGGGCGGTGTGTTGTCCGGACTCGGAATCGTTCTTCTGGCTGCGGGATTGAAGATCCTGGCCAGTGCTGTTGGCGATTTCGTGAAGTTCAACTGGGAGCAGTTGGCGCGTGGTATGGCGGGAATTGGAGTGGGGCTGGCTTTGATCGGCGCAGCACTATATTTGATTCCCCCCACCGCTGTGTTGAGTGCTGCTGGCGTTCTGATCGTCGCTGCTTCTCTGGGATTGATCGCGGATGGTGTCAAAGCCATGGCGCAGATGTCCTGGGGCGAGATCGGCAAGGGGCTTACGGTCCTTGCAGGTGCTCTGCTAGCGATTGGTCTGGCAATCGGATTCCTTCCTCCGTCATCTCTCTTGAGCGCGGCCGCTGTTCTGGTTGTGGCTGCGTCTCTCGGCATGATCCAGGAGGCTCTGGGCAGGATGTCGAAGATGTCCTGGGAGGAAATCGGAAAGGGTCTGGTCGTTCTCGCAGGTTCTTTGCTGATCATCGCTGGTGCTCTGTTCCTGATGCAGAACGCGGTTCCCGGTGCAGCAGCTGTCCTGATCGTGGCTGCCGCACTCCGTGTACTCACGCCCGTTCTTCAGGTGCTGGGCGACATGTCATGGGAGCAGATCGCAAAGGGACTCGTGGGTCTTGCCGGCGTGTTCTTGGTTCTGGGTACTGCGGGTCTGTTGATCGGCCCGCTTGCAGGAGTCATCGCAGCGCTTGCAGGATCGATCTTCCTCATCGGTGCTGCAGTGGCGTTGGCTGGCGTGGGTATGTTGGCGTTCGCCACGGGGCTTGGTGTCCTGGCTACGGTTGGTGCGGGCGCTACGGCAGTCTTGGTGGGCATCGTGTCCGGCTTGACTGCACTCATCCCCCTTGTGATGGAACAAATCGGTCTCGGCATCATCGCCTTTGCGAAGGTGATTGCTGCTTCCGGTAAGGCCATCACCGAAGCATTCACCACGATTCTGCTTGCGCTGATCGATTCGCTGATCAAGCTGTCTCCCAAGATCACGGAACTGCTGTGGGTTCTCTTGAATTCGCTGTTTGTTCTGTTGATCGACAGTATCCCCAAAATGGCAGACGCTGGTGCGAGAATCATCATCGGTGTTCTGGGTGCGATGGCGCAGCACATGGGAAAGATCGTCGATAAGGGCACAGACGTCATTGTGAACTTCCTGGACGGGATCAGTCGAAACCTTCCTCGGGTTGTGGATGCGGGTATCAACTTGGTCATCAGCGCCGTCAACGGCGTGGCCGATGGTATTCGTAAAAACAGCTCGAAGATGGGCGAAGCTGGTGTCAACTTGGCCACAGCTCTGATCGAGGGCACCATCCGTGGCATTGGCGCGGGAATTGGCCGCGCTGCACAGAGGGCTGCCGACATGGCGAATGAAATGCTCAAAGCGGCAAAGGATGCTTTGGGTATCAAGTCGCCTTCGCGAAAGTTCCGCGAGGAATTCGGCCAAGAAGTTTCGGCAGGTGCAGCTTTGGGTGTGAGCGATAACGCATCTTTGGCTGAAGCTGCTGTGACCGACTTGGGCGATAACATGATCGATGCGATGAGTAAGTCGCTCACCAACCTCAGCAAGGTGCTGGGTGTGGATCTGATCGATTTCGATCCGACCATCACCCCAGTGCTGGATCTGAGCACGGTCAAGAAGGACGCTGCAGATCTCATCAAGATGTTGGATATTCCGACTCTGGATGTGTCTGCCACCTCGTCGAAGGCACAGTCCGCAAAATCCAGTGTTGATGGAAGTCGTCCTAACCCGGACGACCCCGATGCAGGATCCGCGGGATCGACTTTCAATTTCACGCAGAACAACAACTCCCCCAAGGCTTTGCCTCCGGCGGAGATTTACCGAAACACCAACAACATCATCTCACGAGCCGCGAAGGGGGTCTGATGCTGCGCAAGGTAGACGTCGTCACTCGCAGAGGAACGACCCTCTCACTCGACCTGTTCGAGAACGACAGTGGATATCAGGTTGAAGTTGATGGGTTGGATCCAGTCAAGGCTGAAATGAGCTCTTCACCGTACGTGGGCACGGATGGTGAAGAGTTTCAGTCCGTTCGACGAGGTCCTCGGCAGATCAAATTGAAGTTCGATCTTCAGCCAGATTTCGTGATGAACACGTTTGCGACGCTCCGCCGGAATCTCTACGACTATCTCATGCCGAAGAGTGCGGTGAAGCTTCGCTTCCATCTCGATACCGGGCTGTACGTCGATATCGAAGCGGTTGTTGAGGATCATTCCTCCCCCATGGCGAGCGAAGATCCTGAAGTCGAAGTGATTCTTCGATGCTTCAAGCCCGATCTGATTGATCCCAACATGGTGAATCTGGCCGGTTCGACTGTGTCCACGAGCGCCGTGACGGAGATCAATTACCCGGGTTCAGTCGAGACCGGTTTGGTCGTCATCTTGAACGTCAACCGAAATCTGGCCGGTTTCACGATCTACAACAACGTGGAAGAGGGTGTGTTGTCTCAGCTGGATTTCAGCTACCCTCTGATCAACGGTGACCAGCTGGTTGTGAGCTCTCTCAAGGGTTCCAAAGGAATCACTCTGACGCGATCGGGTGTCAGTAGTTCAGTCTTGTACGGACGCTCAGCTCAGTCAAGTTGGATTGAGCTGTCACGAGGTATCAACGAGTTCCGGGTGTACGCACCTGGAGATCCGGTGCCATACACACTTCAATACCTTGTGAGATACGGAGGACTGTGATGGAAGTCCTCATTCTGGACAAGCTTCTTCGAGCGATCGATGTGGTAGACACGTTCGAGTCGATGGTGTTCGCAGAGCGGCGTAAGGAGTTGGGTGACTTCGAGTTGGTCACCCTCTCCACCCCTTCGAACAAGAAACGCTTCGTTCCTAACACGTGGATCATGATCAATAAGTCTCGACGGATCATGAAAGTGGAAACCGTCGAGGAAACAACGGATGATCAGCTTCGTAACATCCTGAAAATCAAGGGCAAGGAAATCACGAAGGTCCTGCTGCAACGTGCGGCCCTGAAGGCCATTGCGGGTCCTGGAGTGGCGCCAGTATGGGTGATCGAAGACCAGCCAGCTGACGTCATGCGGTACATATTCCGGCAGATCTGTGTTTTGGGCACAGTGACTCCGGACGACATCATCCCGTTCATCCAGGATGGTGAGACGCAATATCCTGCGAGTACGATCCCTGAGTTCGCTGATGTTGTCTTGTGGGAGCAGAAGCCGGCATCAGTTTTTGCCGCGCTGAAAGAACTGGCGGATATTTTTGATCTTGGTTTCCGTCTGTACCGGGATCTCAACACGTCGGAACTTTACTTCGACGTGTACGCCGGTAGCGACCGTACGACCGCACAGAGCACAAATCCTCCGGTGGTATTCTCGTTTGATATGGAGAATCTCCAAAGCACACGAGAATTCAACGATATTTCGAACGAGTACAACGTCATTCAGGTGGTGTACGTCTACAAGGACGTGACAGAAACCGAAGTGGCGTTGACCGTCGAGGTGTTTGACACCGAGGGAATTCCTCCGGAGGGATTTGATCGAAAGACGAAAGTCCTCACGATCACGTCCATTCCTGAGGAAGTAACGGATATTCCAGCCTTCCTTTACCGTGCCGGTTTGGACGAGCTCATGAAGTCTCGCCCTGTCGGAGCTTTTGATGGTGAAGTGTCCAAAAACAGCCAATATATCTACGAGGTGCATTATTATCTCGGAGATGTGGTGGAGTTGCGAAGCAGTACTGGTGCCACGGCCTACATGACTGTGGAAGAGTACATCTTCGTCGAGGACATGGAGGGCGAACGCTCCTACCCCACCTTCACCACTCGCAAGTTCATCGACCCTGGAACCTGGGCCTCGTGGAAGTACGACATCGAGTGGTCTGCTATGGGATCCGACGAGTACTGGGAAAACCAGTGAGAAAGGAAGGCTGTTATGGCAATCGGCGACGCTGCTTTGGCAGCTGGGTTTTCCTTGGTACCGGAGACCGGGGAAGAGGGTAAGGTCAAGCACGGAGCCCGTGAGATCAACCGAACGCGCGATTACACCGCGGGAGTTGGTGCTCAGATGCCGTCCAACAAGGGCGCTTACCAGGCGAAGGCGGGCATCTCGTACGGAACGGCCGAACCTACTGGTGGGCTGGACGGCGACATCTACTTCAAGATTGTGTAGGTGAGCGATGGCTGACTACACACGCCAAATCAGTGCCAGCTCGACCATGTTGATTCGCGATACTGGCGGATGGGTCGAGTTCTGGTTCAGAACAGGTTCGTCAACCTGGAACAACGATCAGCAGTGGTCGTACGGTGCTAATGGCGGTAACTCAGCCGTCCTCAAATACCGGTTGCTGGCGGGCGGAAACTGGCAGCACTTTGGTTCTGTCTACGTCGGTACAAATCAGACTGTGCGTTTCTCGATCTACGGATCTGGTCTGGGTTTTCCGTCGTACGACTTCTACCAGGACATCAGTCGCACTCGTGTCCCAGATCCCGTGTTCATTCGAGACACTCACGCTGTCTCCGCTACGCATATTCACGTCGAGTTCAACGAGCCCTACAACGGCGGCTCAACGATCCTCGAATATGCTATCGGATACAGCAGCAATCCGAACGGTCCTGAAGGATCTGTCAGCTCTACAGGAACGTCGGAAATCGGTCCTTTCAGTTCTGGCCAACGCGTATATTTCTGGGCTGCGGCTCGTAATGCGATCGGCTGGAGCCAGTGGGGTAACCGAACCGAAGCAGTGACGTGGAGAGTTCCTGATACTCCGCCAGCTCCCACGTTCGGTGACATCGATCAGATGAGCGTGGAAGTGCTTTTCGGAGACGCTCAAGACGGTGGAACCGCGATCATCGCTCGACAATTGGGCTACAGTCTCACATCGGATGCACCTGCAACCACCGTGAGCGCTGCTGCCGGCTCAAACATCATCTCGGGTTTGAGTGCGGGAAAGAAGTATTATTTCTGGGCTCGAAGCGAGAATGCCGTCGGGTGGAGTGCGTGGTCCTCCGTTACCGAAGTTACTTTGGTAGCAGGAGCTCGCATATTCACTGGTGGCGTGTGGAAACACGCAGTGCCGTACGTGAAAATCGATGGGGAATGGAAGGTTGTCCGACCATGGGTGAGGGAAGCGGGCGTATGGAAGGAGTCTTCCGTATGAAAGCTAACCATGCTCTGTGGGGACTTCGTCCGTGGAAACGACACGGAAAAATCTTAACCGGTGCAGGGCTGGTGTACGCCCTGATCGGGATTGTTTACATCTTTGCCAAGGCGAACTCGAATCGTGAACTCTCCCTCACGGTTCTTCTCAGGTTGGCCCCTATTCAGTTTTGGGGCTCGGTGTTCGTTCTGGCTGGTGTATTGGCCATCATCTCCTCGAGATGGCCGCCGTTTGCTGATACGTGGGGCTACGTAGTCTTGACGTCACTGTCGGTGGGGTGGGGGAGTGCATACCTGATGGGTATGATATTTCTGAAAACTCCACTGACGAACATCAGCGGCTTCCTTGTCTGGAGTCTTCTCGGTTTTCTGTGGTGGGGTATTTCTGGATTGACAAACCCTCACAGATCGGAAGAGGAAAGACCCCATGGATCCAGTTAACATCGCAACCATTTTGGTGGCCACTATCGCTGCCTTAGGTGCTTGGGCTTCAGCGAGGGCCGCATCACGAGCGCAGCGATACAACGCGGACGCATCGATCGCCAACGAACGAATGAAGGCGGAAACCGAGGCTTTTAACAGAGCCCGGGCCATGGACGATCGAACGATCAAGCGGCAAGACGAAGAAATCGACGATATAAGAGCCGCTAACGCGATCTTAAAAAGTCGTGTGATGGATTTGGAAATAGATAACGAACGACTCCGAAAGAGAGTCCTAGAACTCGAGCGGAAAGCAGAGGATCATCATGACCGGTAAGACGTACGATCGCCTCAAGTGGGTGGCACTGGTTCTGATGCCCGCTCTGGCATCGTTGTACTTCGCTCTGGGCGAGCTGTGGCATTTCCCGAACGTCCAACAGATCGTCGCCACCATCACGATCCTGGATACGTTCCTCGGTCTGCTGCTGGGCAAGAGCTCGAAGAACTTCCAGGACAACATGGCCGATTCGAAGTACATGGGTGAGATCAACATCGTCCAGGACTACGACGGCACGCCGACCCGAATGCAGGTCGAACCCAAGGACAAGAAGCCGATTTTCGAAGAGGGCAAGCTCGTGCAGTTCCGCGTCAAGCGATCCTCGCTCGAGTAGTCGCACGAAAAACATGGCTTATAATGAGACCCCACTAAGGAGAGCCATGTTCAAGAAAACCCTCATCGAAACCGAAATCGACGCGGAGATCACAAGGCTGCTCGAATCGTTGTCCCAGGAAACCGACAAGAACACCAAAGAGTACGCACTCATGGTTGATCAGGTCGTCAAGTTGCAAGAGCTCCGTCAGAAAAACGGAATCAGCAAAGAGACGATCATCACCGTGGCTGCCAACCTCACCGGCATTCTCGTCATCCTCGGACACGAACGAGCGCACGTGATCGCCTCGAAAGCATTCGGTCTCGTGAAGAAGATTTTCTGACTCGCGAACCCTGATTCATCTCGAGACTCATAGGCTCTGTACACCTCCCCCGTACAGAGCCTATGAGTTTTGCCGGGACAATAATTTTTGCCTCGCAGGAAAAACATGGCTTATAGTGAGATCCCTATGAAAGGAAACCCCATGAAGAAAGCCCTCCTCATCGCCAACACCGCCGTGTTCATTGCTGTTGCTGCTACCGCAGCATATGGCTTGGTCACGCTCGGTCACGAGATGATCAAGGCCGTCATCGAAGGAACTTTTGACAACGACTGATCTCAAACCAACGACCCCGCAAGGGGTTTAGGTTTTCCTCGCAAAAATTACATGGCCTATAATGAGACCCCTATGAAAGGAACCACCATGAACCTCGACTCCGTCAAGAAGTTCGTTGCCAAGAACAAGCCCGTTCTCGCCATCGCCATCGTTGCCACCGCAACGGTCGCGGCTGTCGTGATCGATGTTGCTCTGCGCGACAACTCTCCGATCGAATTCACCAACGCCCCCGAGTAGATCCTCAAACCAACAACCCCGCAAGGGGTTTAGGTTTTCGAAAGGATATCGATGAAAACTTTTGTGAAGTTCGTCCTGATCACTCTGGCGTTGTTTGTGATCACAGACGTAGTCATCATCGTCATCGCACTCAACATATAGGGAGTGAAAATGGATATCGCAATCAACATCCTCGTCGCCTTCACCTGCTTGTGCGCAGGGTTTGCTGTCGGATGTCTGTTCTGTATCGCGATTCGATAATCGCACGAAAAACATGGCTTATAGTGAGACCCCACTAAGGAGAGCCATGAAGCTGTTCAAGAACAAGGTTGTCACCATCGCCCTCGAAGAGAAGCCCAATCCGGCCGACGTTCCGAGCACCGAAGTCGTTTCCACGAACCCCGACGAGATCGCCCAGATCTTCACGGAGTCCGCGGTGAAGATCATCGGTGCTGCCGGAATCGCCGCCGTCGGATACAAGCTCTTCACGACCGCGTGTGACATCGCTGTGATTGCCGCCAAGGCCAAATTCTAGTAGTCAAACCAACAAGCCCCTAACACGGGCTTTAGGTTTTCGAAAGGAATATCATGAAGAAGCTCATCAACTTTGTCGCGTATCTCGCCGCCTTCGTGGTGGTGTTCGTGACGATCATGTACCTGACGGCTCCGACTGAGACCACCCAACAGCCGGTGCAGAAGACCGAGGCCGTCAAGATCGTCAAGCCGATCGATCTCGCGGGGAAGTGGGAATCGGTCCAGAGCAAGTCCGGTACGAAATTCGTGGGCGAGGTCAAGGATAACCGCGTCTACATCCAGATGTACGTGAGCGACGGCTACACGGGGTTGTGGTACGGAACCTTCGATATCCTGCAGCCCGGTCAGAACACGATCAACTCCAAGGCAATCGAAGATGACGATCACTTCGTCCTGTCGTCTTCGGAGACGAAGGAGTTCCTTTATCAGAAGGGAAGTCTGATATTCAACTTCTCGGTGATGGGGACCACTACGACGATTGAGATGAAACGTGTCTAAGGGCGAGATAGCGTTCTTTGCATGGATGACCACAGGTCTCACGATCATGGGGATGCTGGTCATTCTGGTCGGGTTGATCGTCACGTTCATGTACCTGATCGATATCCTCCACAAGACTGTTCGCCTGAAGATCGAGAAGAGAGTTCCCCATGTCCTGGACGAATATGCTGCGCACCGCGCAAGAGTTCGCGATTCGGAACAGCCCGACGATTCTGTCTGGTGTGGCCGCGATCGGTGTGGTCACGACTTCTGTCCTGGCGGCAAAGGCCGGCTATTCCTCGGCTTTCCGACTGCAAAGCGCATGGAATGATCGACCTCAGCTGCAAGGGGAAGATCTCGAGCCCCTGAGTCGTCGAGAGGAAATCGAGATCGTCTGGAAAGAGTTTATCCCGCCGGCGATTGTCGGTGTGATCACTCTGACTGCGATCATCGGCTCCAACCGTATCGGGAACCGACGAGCGGCTGCGCTGGCCGCGGCGTT